GCGAGGAGATGGTGGGCGTCCTCGAACGAGTGGCCGAACAAGCCGAGGAGGGATTTCGCCTCAGCGACAAACTCTGGCGCGACCTCGGCTGGAAACACCCGAGTGTCGAGGAGGTCATCAAACGCCAGGTCGGCTGCCGCGGCCAGTTCGCCCGGGTCAGGCTGCGCGTCGGGTTTGGTCCATTGCTAGGCCGGAGAGCGAGAGCGGCGCCAGATGCAGGCCCACACTGCCCGCCCATGCTCGGGCCGCAAGGAGCTCACGCACGATACGCTCCAACTCCGACGGCTCCAGGATCAGACGGACCGCCTCGCCATCTTCATCGTCACAGGTAAGCGAATACGCGCGTCTGGCCTTGTCGAAGACCAGGGACAGATGAGCGTACGCGAGCGCGATCTCTGCCCCACCGGCAAAGCGCGGCTCGTCGTCGAGCAGGATCTTTCGGCCCTGGTGGTCCACGCCGGGGGCGTACCACCGCCATGGTAAAGCAGGCGTTAGGCGCGCGTTTGCGTGTGCTCAATGCCGACCGGTTGCGAACCTCGGTGCGACGGGTGCGACGGCGAAGTTCGCACCCACGATCGTCCGGAAGTCCAGCAATTCTGCTGGTTACAGCGGGCTCGACTGCGACGCTTGGTGCGAACCTCAGGTGCGACGGGTGCGAACCGGGCGTCGCACCCCGTCGCAGCCCGCAAAGCCAGGGATTCCGCGGCTTTCGGCGCGTCGCGTGCGAGCCTGAGTGCGACGGGTGCGACGCGTAGGTTCGCACCCAACGACGCTCAAAACTCCAGGGTTTCTGCGGCTTTCAGGCTGTCAGTGCGACGGGTAGTGCGAACTGCGAACCCGAATTTTCGGGCTGTCGCTAGCGAAATATCGCCGTGGGCCCCCCCGTACCCGTTTTCACCCGGGAAGGACCCGCGATTTCAGTGAGTTAGCGAGAGAGCTGGTCAAGCGGAGAAGGTTTAGAAGTCCCTCTCGCCCAACCGAGATCCACTACCAAACCATCGCCGATCCCCAAGAAGCAAACAGCCCACTCCGGGTAACGGAGGGGCTGCTGCACACACGCTCTTCGAGCCTGGGGGATACTACATTTTGTGGTGGACACCTGTCAAGGCTCTACAGCTAGCGTTCAGGCATTTGGCCGAAGGGTGATTATCACCCCGTCGGCCGGCTTTCGCTGCCGCGGTTTCATCCCATCCAAAGCCACCCGACCCTGATTGCGCATGATCACCAGCAGGTCCTTCAACTCCGTCTCAGTAACCGAGAAGCGTTCGAGCGTGTCGGCCCGCGCCTCGGCGTAAGTGACCGCCCGTGACTGGGAGAGTTGCCACGACAGCCGCCTTTCGGCCTTTTCGATTTCGGGTCTGCGAAGCTCCACCACCGGCCGCGGCGAATAGAGGGGGAGAAGTCCCTGGCGAGATTTCGAAGCGCGCTTGTCGTGCTTCGCTGCGATGCGAGACAACTCCTCAGCCTCCATCGCCTTCTTCTCGACGTTGCGGAATTCGACGAGACCTTTCGAACTGCGTGTGCCGTAGACTAGGTAGAAGTGCGATCGATCGGCCGTCGGACGCTGGATACGCGCCGAAAGCACGTACTCGTAGTTGCCGACGGTTCTGAGCTGCTCTCGAAAGAGTTCGAGCACGGCCTCCTCGCGACCAAGCCCCAACGCAATCAACGCGTCGAAGTGGCTTCGCCAGTCCGGATCCCCAAAGGGTGGGACGTACGAAGCGCGGATCTCCGGACGTTTGTCGTCCAGGAATCGGTTGAGGTGCTCGAACATGAAGCTGACGATGACTTCGCTCGGCCGATGTCGCAACAGGGGGCCCAGCCGGCGTAGGTCGAAGGTCCAGCCCTTCGGATCGACCGAGATCAGTGCAAAAGCACCGCCGATCGCCCTGAGCACTTCGTCAGCGCGATCCTCAAATCTTCCACGAATCGCCTGCGCTTCAATGTACGGCGCACTCTTGACCGCTTCTTGGAGACGATCGAACGCCCTGGCGCGTTGTTCGACAAAAATGCAGCGCACGCGACGATCTCTGTTGTGTGCCGCCTTGAGCTCGTCACGCACTTGCCGAAGTAGCCGCATCGCTATGCCAAACGAGGTGTCCTCGTAGCTGCTCGACGTCGAGGCCCATGGTCCAGAAAAACCATCAACGAAAACGAACTCGTGCTGCGACCATAGGATGTTTCGGGCGACACGCTCGAGATAGCGCTTAAGTATCACGTGTTTGATGAATGTTTGTTCGCGTCCGCGATAGACGTCTGGCAGCGTGTCGACCTTCTTCGGCGCCTTCATTTATTTCGCCGCGTGTGCGGGGATCTGAGACAAGGAGGAAGTCTGACGAGGCGGGAAGCCATTCCACTCGCGGCCGTCGAGCAATCGCCCGCCCGATTTCGGACGTAGCCCGCCCCATTGCTTGAAAAAGAAGGCGACGCTCTGCTGCACGCACTGGTCGCGCACCTCGCACACCCAAGCAGACTGAACTGGCCGTGCCCCCGGTCCGCTCTCGCCACCAACGATCACCCAATCGATACCAGCAAGATCGACGCGGCCAACTGGACCGATGAGCGGTTCGATCGAGAGGAATCGCACGCCGGCCGGTGCATCGCGTAAGTGGTTGACGCGGCTCTTGGCGCGAGCGTCCTCGACCGATACCCCGCACCAGATATGCGCCGGACCGCAGCGATCTCCGTAGCGGCGGAGGAGATAGTCGCGCATGAGCGAGCTACGTTTGGTCAGCACCTGAAAGGTGTGCCAAGTTGCCGCTTCCATCGTGTCGAAGACCTTATCGACGAACCAAGGCGGCACCTCCTTGTGGAAGAGGTCGCTCATCGAATTGACGAAAATCATTCGCGGACGACGCCAAACGAGCGGTTGGCGCAATCGCTCAGAACGCAGCGTCAGGTCGAAGCCCGTTGCGAAGGGATGGCCGGGAACGCCGCGAAAGCGCTCGGCAAACCGCTCTGCATAGCAGTTGTCGCAGCCGCGGCTGACTTTTGTGCAGCCCGTCACCGGGTTCCACGTTGCGTCGGTCCACTCGATAGTGCTGCCGTCAGCCATCACTACACCCAGAACGATACAAGAACATTACTCTGATACAGACGTTCGCGGCAAGGTTGAAGCATACGCGGTCAACCGGAGATGACATCGAAAATCCTAGGGTGCGAGCTTGAGGCGGTTTTTGGCTCATGAGCCTACTGTCCGCGAGCAGTCTGCTGAGGCCTCTTCGGCCTCGCCACGACCACAGCGTCCGGCCAACATGCCCAACGACGCAACCAAGATCCCCTGCGCCTGTTCCTGTCGCACCGGCCTTCCGCCCCAACCTTGGCGCATTGCCCACTCCCGAACGCTGCGCTGCAGGCCCACAACGTGCCAGACGCACGAGCCCGCCGGGCTGGAGATACCTCCCAAAGCCGCAAGCGCCCTATGCACCCGGTCCCGGGCGTGGAGCTGGCGTTCATTCAAGTCGGGTGCACGGCCGGTCCCTGGTACCCTAAGGATCGGCAACGCGCGGAGCGGATCCAGGTTCGCGACGATGAACGCCGCCTGGAAGTCCTTGGCGGCATCGTGCATCTCCGGCGTGATGGTGCCGGCTTTCAGCATCTTGCCGAGCGTGTCCACGGTTCGGTGATGCACGACAATTCGGCCATCGGGATCCTTCTCCCGGACCTCCTCGAGCTCGCGACCGCGGACTTTGTGCGGCTTGATCCGCGCGCTCATTGGCCACCTCCCGAGCGGCGGCCGTACAGTCGGTTGGCTTCGTTGATGAGCGCTTGCCGGGTCCAGTCGTCGCGCACATCGTCAGGACGCAACACCACGACGCCCTGATGGCGCCAAGCCGCCTGACGCATCGCGACCAGCTCCGTCTCGGGCGACGGGCTTCGCGCCGCAGCGCGGCCGAGCGACGAGCGGTAGACCGCCGCGCGGGTCATTTGGTCACCTCGCGCAGGCAGCCAGCGTAGCCGGCGACGTCGACCTGGCTGTCCAGGTGCTTGGGATCGCGGGCGAGCCGGGCCATCTTCACGTCCATGAGACAGAGCACGACCTGCGCCGCGCTGATCTTGACGCCGAGCGTGAGCGACCAGCGTTTCGCGATGAGCTCGAACAGATCGACCGGCTCGCCGTACTCGCGCCGGCGCCGGGTCACCAGACCGGCAGCGTGCTCCAGGAAGGCCTCGGCGTTCATTGGGCGCCTCCCGTCTTCAGCGCCCAGTCGAGGAGGGCGAGCGCATCGGCCTCGTTGTCGTCCGCGGGGTCGAAGCCGAGCACCCGGACCGCCGCGATGACCGCTTCCTTGTCGGCGTTGCCCTTGCCCGTGACGTGACGCTTGATGGTGGCGACCGGGATGCCGCGATAGGGGATCTTGTTGGCTTCAGC